TGGATTCTTAGAGTTCTCTGATCTTATTATAGAGAGTGATTCTAAGAAAGATGCAGAAGCTCTCGTAAATGTTGGTATTGCTAAGTCTGTCAACATGAAGGTTCAGGCAGTGGATACTAAGGTTGATCTTGTTATCAATATTGATAATGAGATATACATGGGCAAGAGAGATAACTTTGCCATGGTTACTGAAGATGATCAGTTACCTAATGGTTCTGTACAGAGAATCTTCTTCCCAGAAGGTAGACCCATCAAGAGTTTCATTATGAACAAGACCAATAAGGTCTTGAACTTAGATGATATATCCTCTGGTTTCAATGGATCACACGATAGAACAGGAACACTAGTTGGTAGTAAACAGTTCGGGTTGACTGTTGGTGGAGTGCCATGTTTCAAAAAATCATTTAATGCTGCAGCATCAGCTGACGTTGACCTTGCACTAAACATCATTAGTATTCAGAATCACAACTTCCAAACTGGTCAAGCTGTTATTCTTGACACTCAAGGTGGTTCTAAGATTGGTATTGGAACTACATCTCATACCACAGGAACAAAAGATATTATCATGGCTGTCAAGACATCTGGTGTCGGTGGTAGTGCAATGTATGAAAATGGATACAATATACAGATTCCAGGCCCTGTAACAGGAACTGCTGTAACAGAAAATCCTCCTGGCCCACTGTTTAGATTGTATGGATTTGGAATGGCAGAAGGTGGTGTGCCTGGCATCTCAACTAGAGGTACTGGTGCCACATTCCAAGTTAGATTTGATTTTGATGGAACTACTGGTCAATGTATATCAACTGCTGTTGTTCTGACAAATGGTGGTACTGGATATTTTGTTACTGACAATGTAAGTATTGCTGGAACATACTTAGGTGGTGCAACTCCAGCTAACAACCTAACTTTCCCTGTTACTAAAACAACAGGATCTGCTGCTGGTATTACAACTGTGTATACTAATGTCCCATCAACTGTGCCAGAATTTGGTGGAACAGGTGCAACATTTAATGTCACTAGAGATAGTAATTTAGATGTTACTAATGTTGAGGTTGTAAATGGCGGAACTGGATACGCTTCCACTAATGTTATTTCAATCGCTGGTACATACATTGGAGGAACAACACCAACTAATAACATCTTACTATCTCCTGTGGAGTTAGGAACAGACATCATGCCTGATCGTTTGTTCATACAAAAAGTTGATGATGTTAAATTTAGAATTGCTGGTTTATCAACTTCACTTCCTTTCCAATTCACTGGTTTAGGAACTGGAACACAAATACTTAAAGTTGCAGAACCAAATAAGCAAGCACTCATCTTGATTGACAATATTATTCAGACACCTCTTTCAAATAAGAGACTATCTGTTGATGTTGCTGATGCTGTAGGTCCTAACGATCAAGGTATCAGTATTACATCTGGTATTTCATCAATTTCAAAAGGAGATGTAATCAAATTAGATGATGAATTGTTGAAGGTAATTCAAGTTGGTGACTCAACATTTGCTCAAGCTAGAAATGCAATAGCAAATAGTACAGTTGCAACTGCTTTCTATTATGATACTAACAGAGTTAACTCAAGTGTTACCTCAGTTGACAGTCAATTGGTGACTATGGATGATAACCCTCCATATTAACTATAAATAAAGAAAAAACGTTTTTAAGTAATGTCTAAACAAGGGATTAGTACAGGTTCGGCTCCGAATGATGGGACGGGCGATACCCTATTGGCAGGGACTATTAAGATTAATAATAACTTCAATGAGATATATGATATTTTTGGAGATGGATCTAACCTTGTAAGTTTTGTTTCTTTTGCTAGCACTGCTGGGTATTCTACCAACTGCGGTATTGCATCAACTTCCGTCCTTGCTGGTCTTGCAGCAAGTGTTACAGATAATATCGATATCAATACATCTGGTGTTGTAACATCAAGTTATGCTGACATTGGTAAGATTACAATTCAACAGCCTGGTGCGATTACAGATGGTCCAATAGAAGTTGGATTTGCTGCAACAATGTTCCGTATCAAAGCTGATGGTATGGTCGGCATTGGAACTTCTCTACCTACATCACAGTTAGAAGTCGCATCATTCTCAAACGAAAGACCTACTATTTGGGCAGTCGCTAAAGGTAATGCACACGGATTGCGAGTATCCGATGCAGCAGTATCAGATAATAAGTCTTTTGTTGTTACTAACGAAGCATACACTGGTATTGGTTCTACTGCTCCCACATGTAGATTAGACGTTCAAGGTGATGTTCTGGTCAGTGGTGCAAGTACTTTAATGGATCAGGTCAACTTTAACTCTGACATTACAGAGAAAGTTGTAGGAAACTTTAGTGATACATTAGCTGTCAGTGCAGGCGGTACGTTTACCTTTGATGTTTCACAAGGATCGGTTGTTCTTGGTGGAATAACAACAACTGTTACCAACTGGGATTTCACAAATGTCAATGGACAAAACGGTAAGGCAACTACAGTTACACTCATCAATAATGCTGGAACTGGTTACACATATGGAGACGCATGTAAAGTAAACGGTGCTACCATTGCAAACGGTGTCAAGTGGGTTGGTGGCAATCCTCCTCCATCCACGAATAATGATGATATTTTGACGTTCAGTATTATTCGTGATAACACTGGTGTTACCAGAGTATATTGCAGTAGTTCTATCAACATCATATAGAGGAATAAATGTCAACAAGAGTTACGCCAGGATCAGGAGCTCTATTCAGACCGTCATTTAACTCAGTATATGGTGTGTCTGGAATTGAAGTTTTAGACGGAGGTGCAGGGTATGCTAAAACCGATCCTCCAAAGATCATTATAGAGGGAACAACTAGTCCTATACAGGAGGGTGTATTCTATCCTGTAATTAGTGGTGTTGGAACTATATCCGAAGTTATTATATTCAAGGCTGGTGTTGGATACTATCCTATTTTCAGTACAAGTAGCACTTCACAAGTTGTTGTAGAAAGAGGTGCTTTTGGATCAGTATCTACAAGTCATGGCACTGGTTTATCATCTGTATTCTCAGGTGATTATAATATCGTAGATGACACAATATTTTTCAGTGATGCACCATATGGTAAAGCAGGTCCTACTGGATTAGAAACTAGTTCTTCTTTCTCTGGTAGATTATTCTCCAGAAAGTTAGATCCGTTTGATGCAAAAGATACTAACGTAATTCTTGACGATATATCTTTAGAATTTACAGGTATTGCAGGGACACAGTTTACTGTTACTGAAAATAATGGTATTACTACTGCTTTGTACAACAATGTCAATACTGGCGTAGATATCAATAATAATCCGTTCATATTAATCAATAATATTGTTCAAACTCCTGGCTTAGATTTTGAAGTTGTAAATGAGACTGCTAACGCAATAAACTTTTTAAGTGGAGTTCCTAGAGCTGGTAGAATTAACAAGGTAGGATTACAAACAGGTTCTGGTTATTACCTACCACTCAAAGCAGCTGCGAGAGTTGGTGTAGGAACAACTGGTAGTGTAGAATTTTTACAATTAGAAGGGAAAGGACAAGGATATAGAGAAATACCAGAAATAAGTGTAAGATCATCTCAAGGTATTGGTGCAAGTATCAGAGCCGTACTAGGAACATCATCAGGAAGTTCTGTTGCTATCTCTACCGCAGACTATAATCATCTTACTGGTATTTGTACATTCAATACTGGTGCTTCATCACATGGTTTTGTGGAAGATGATAGAGTAAGGATTACAGGTGCTGGATTTACATTCACTCCAGTATCGGCGCTAAGAAATGTTAATACTTTTGGTTACGATTACATAACTGGTATCACAACTATTGGTGTAACAGGTGGACATTATCTTGGAACTTCTACTAACCAAAGTAGAAGTGTCTTAGTAAAAGAAGTACAGGTTACAAACGGTATAAGCACATTTTTGTTTAGAGAAGACGCATATCCTATTGTAGAAATAATTGACAGTCTAAACGTATTGGTAGATTGCGGTGTTAGTACGCAAGCACTAGCATATGTTAGCGGTGGTCTAGTGCAGGCAGGCGTGGACACTGCAATCTTAGAAGGTAAAAATGAAATTGGTTTTGATGTATTAAGTGGACATACTACAAATACATTCAGAGCATTTGTTGGTGTCTCTACGTTTGCACATAATTATGTGAGTGGTGGTGTAGTAAACAGAGCAGAAGCGGGTATTATTACAAGTTTCGAGATTGTAGAAGGTGGAACTGGATATTACATTCCAAGATCTATATCACACGTTGAGGGAACATTCTCAAATGGTATTACAACTATTACTGCTTATGGTGCTCAAAGTGGAAGTAGTATTAACATATCACAAGTAGATTATGAGTCATTCTCTGGTGTTGCAACTATTACTGCGGCATCTGCTCATGGATTGTCAACCGCAAGTGTTGTTAAGTTAACTGGTATTAAATTTGCTACAGGTATTGGTGATATTACATTCCCATCAGATACACAACAATATTTTGGTGTTACAGGAATTATAAGCGCATTAAACTTCAGTGTGAACATTGGTGCTGCAGTAACCACAACAGGTATTCACACTGCAACTGCTGGAGTAGGTTCATTCATACCTTTTGAAGGTCATGGTTTAGAAACTGATGACTTTGTAAATGTAACTGGTGTTGCTGCAACATTTACCAGTGCTCCTGCTGTTCAAGTTGGTCATGTTGAGTATGATGAGACATCTGGAATTGCAACTGTTACTACGAGAAAAAATCACAATCTTGAAATGGATGATTGTGTTATACTTTCTGGTATTGCCTTTACTTGTGATTATGACCCTGCATTAGGAGTTTCCAGTGCTTTATATGATAATACAACTGGAGTTCTAACTGTAACCACTGCGGCACCTCATGGGTATAAGGTAGGTAAAGATGTTATAATGTCTGGTCTTGCATTTACATGTGCTTTGGACGGTGGTGCATATCAACACTATTATCCAAGAAGTAGATCAACTGCATATGATACCTCTATTCCAATTACAGGATATGCTGGAACTGGGCTTTCAATAGATGTAGGTATATCTCGTGTCAAGAATCAATATGTTCATAGATTTGAAGAGGCAGTTTCTGGTGCAATCATATATGGTGGAGATTATCCTCATCAATTCATTCGTGCAGAAGAGGGTGCATTATTAACTGGAGGACCTTTCTTACATGAGTTCCATAGTGCAACTGCAACATCTACATTTGCTGGTGGTGACTATCCACACACCTATGTAAGTTCCGATGAGAAGACAATCAAGATTGGTGGAGATTATGCACATCAATTTGTAAGTGCAGATACTAACGCTGTTCAAATAGTTGGTGGATCACAAATCACACCTACAGACGCTGATTATACTCCTAGCACTGGTTCATTGATATTGACTCTTAATGGTCACGGTTTAACAGGACCTAGTCAACACTCACTCACAACTGCTAACTATAACCCAATCGTAGGTATCCTAACTCTTACAGTTCCTAGTCATGGATTTGCAAATGGCGACATGGTTAGAATTGCAGATGGTTCTATTGGTTGGAAGTGTTCATTAGATCAATTTACATCAACAAAGTATTATCCAAGAACCACTGATCCTTTAAGTAATAATTGGGTTCCTATCAGTAACGTTCAGACCGATACATTTGAGGTCTTTGCTGGTATTACTACTAGAGTTGATTACACAGTGTCTGGGGCGGATTATACACCGTCTGTAGGTATCATGACAATGAGTATCGGAGTTCATGACCTAGAAGTTGGACAAAGTATCAAGATGAGAGATAGTTCACTCGGATTTACTTGTACTGCTGACCAAAACACTGCAATCAAATACTATCCTAGATCTAAAGATCCAATTTACAACACTGCTGTTCCTATTACAGGTGTAGCTGGAACAACTATTACGGTATTTGCTGGTATCACAACCATAGTTCCATATAACATTAGATTTGCAGACTATACACCAGCAGTGGGTATCATGACTGTCTCTCTTGACAGACTACATGGTTTCCAAGTTGGAGAAACTATAAAATTCAAAGCTGGAGCACTTGGATTTAGATGTGAACAAGATGGTTTCCAAACTAGTCACTTCTACCCAAGACCACAAGACCCTTACTATGATAAACCAGTAAGTATTGTTAGTGCTGCTGGTACAATGTTTACTGTTGACGTTGGAGCTACTGGTGGAGCAAACATATATCAATTCATACCTAATCAAGGTGTGGCAGTTGGTGGTGTTCTTGCTGGTGGTGATTATCCATACACTCTAGTTGGTGTTGGAACTGATGCGGTTATTACTGGTGGTGGAGACTACGGTCCATACTGGTATCAAAATTCTACTACTGGTGCAATCGAAAGACCGACTAAACAGGTTCAAATTGCAGAGGGTTCTCTATCATTTAAGTGTGCTAAAGACGACTATGCAACTGTTCATGCCTATCCTCGTAAGACAGACCCAGCATACAATGTTAATCTAGGTATAGTTTCTGCAACTACAAACACCTTTGAGGTGAGAGTAGGTCCTTCTACAATACAGGAACGTTCCATATCAACATCCACATACGATGCTGGTACAGGTGAACTTGTATTGAATGTTGGTGCTGGACACTCTTATTACGATCACTCATCTCACACAATTTCGACGGCAACGTATAATGCTAGTACTGGTGTACTAGAACCAACCATTGCAAATCATGGTTTCGTTGCTGGTGAGTATGTCAAGTTTGACTTAGAATCAATTTCATTCAAATGTGATCTGGATGGATATACTGCAACTAAGGCATACCCAAGATATTCTGATCCATTCTTGAATAAGTGGCTACCAATCTATCATGTCGGTGTAAATACATTCTCTGTAAATGTTGGCGTATCTACCATTGTAAATGCACACTGGTTCCAAAGTGCAACTGCTGGTGGTCTTAAGAAAGCCAGAGACACTGTTGGTATCAATACTGCATCTATAAGATTCACATGTGCTAGAGATAATCATGCAACAGAACACGCATATCCTCGTCCTGATGATCCAATAGGTGGCAATGTATCTGTTGGTATTGGTTCTACATCTGCTGACACTATAACAATCAATGTGGGTGTATCCACCATAGTCAACTATGGTATTACTACTGCAGCCTATACTGCAAGCTCAGGAATCATGACTGTGTTCTCTAATGTTCACGGATTCAATGGTGCTTTACCAAAGAGTGTAGAATTTGCAACTTATGATGCTGGATCTGGTATTATGACTTGTACTGTTCCTAATCACGGAATGGTAACTGGTAATAGAGTTCAGTTTGCAAGAGGTTCCATCAGATTTAGATGTATGATGGATCAAAGAAAGACTATCAAGGATTACCCAAGAAGAAAAGATCCAGCTGATCAACAGTGGTTATCAATTACTACTGTGGACTTAGATAAGTTTAGCGTTAATGTAGGAACATCACCTCTTGTTTATCACAGTCCTACAAGCGGGTCATATGATCCTTTCACTGGATTGATGACTGTAGATATCGGTTCACACACACTACAAAAAGGAACTGGTGTACGACTCAAAACACGAGGATTCAAATTTACTTGCGCTTTAGATAATCATGCGACAAATCACTATTACCCAAGGGCAAGTGGTATATCTGGCCCAGACCCTGCTTACAATACTTCTGTTAAGATTACTGCTACAACAGATACTACAATTACACTGGATGTAGGTAAGTCATCTAATCAATCTGCACACATCTTCGTTTCTGCTGTTGCAAACTCAGTCATCAGTGGTGGAGATTACAAGCATACATTTGAGAACGCAGACCTCGATGGAATGTTGATTGCTAGAGATACTGTTGGACTTGCAACAGACTCATATACATGGAGATGTAGTCAGGACAACTATGCTACAGATCACACATATCCTAGAACAACTGACCCAATACACAACATAGAAGTTGGTGTTGTCACATCAACAACAGACACATTTACAATCAATGTTGGTATCACATCTAGAGTTAAGTTCAATGTAACTAATGCAACCTATGATGCAAACAGTGGATTGGCAACAATTACCACAGATACTGCTCACGGACAAACAACTTCAACATCAGTTGGTTTAGTAACAGGTGGATTGGTTTACTCTTGTTCTATGGATCAATATGCAACAGAGCATCCATATCCTCGTACAACAGACCCTGCACATGACACTGCATTATATCCTACTGCTGTTACATCTAATAATATTACTTTAAACGTTGGTGTTTCTACTAGAGTAGAATATGACGTTAACCATGCAGACTATAATGAGTCCATTGGTATTATGACTGCATATCTACCTACGGTTCATGGTATTACAACTGCTGCTGGTGTTGGTAGAAATGTCAAGTTGAAAACTGAGTCTATATTGTTCTCTTGTTCTCAGGACAACTATGCTACAAAACAATTCTATCCAAAAGGCGGAGATCCTTATTACAATGGATCTATAATTACTAGAGTTATCAATAACACTACTATTGAAACACAAGTAGGACCATCCACTACACCTAGTTTCTACAACTCAGGTGGTAAGATTCAAGGTGTTATACTTGCTCCTAGATTGAGAAATAACTCTCCAAGTGGTGAAGACTTTGCATCTGGCGGTACGTTTGTAGATAAAATTATCGATAGTAAAACTTATGTTGTAAACGTAGGTATTTCTACAGTAGATCACAACTATGCTAGGGGTGGTATTTCACAACAAGGTAAGAGAATTTCATCTTCTATAGAAAAAGGATTCTCTGGATTTGATGTTATTGAAAAAATAGACGCTGCAAAATTCAGAGTTGATGCTGGTCTTACAACTGAAAGATCTATCTTCAAGAGAGGCGGTAGAGTTGACAAACCAGTGTTTGTTGATATTGCAGAACCAAATGGATACTTCAATAGAGATCTTGAATATGCCTCAGGATCAACTGGCATTGGAACAAATGCGGTTGTTAACTTCCGTGTCAATGTAGATGGTAACATTGCTGAATTTGATCTAATTGAAGAGGGAGTTGCATATAAAAACGAGGATAAACTAACTGTATCTGGTATTGTGACTGACCCAAGAGTAGGTGTTCTAACTGAATTCCAACTAACAGTTACAGAACTTGAGAATGATACATTCTCTGGATTCTATCCAGGCCAGTTCATTCTGTTTGATGACATCTCCTCATTCTTCAACGGTGTTCGTACTAAGTTTACTTTATCTGTAACAACTGCTGGTGTCACGGAGATCTTAAGTCTTAAGACTCTGCCTGGTAGTGACATGGATATTACAAACAATATATTCATTTACATTAATGATATCTTACAGACTCCACAATCATCTTATACGTTCAAAGGTAGTAGAGTTATCTTCACTGAACCTCCAAAAGAAAATTCTAAGTGTTCTGTATTCTACTTCAGAGGATCTAAGAGAGATGTTGAGACTGTTGATCCAGTTGCATCATTGAAGCCTGGTGATGTTGTCAGAATCAAAGAAAATAGATTAGATCCACTAGACAGAGATCAGTTTGAAAGAACATCTAAGAGAATTATTGCTTCTGATGTTCTAGAAACATTCTCTTACAATAGTATTGGTATTGATACTGCTGCTGATGCAGAGAGACCACTATCATGGGAAAAACAAAGACAAGATCAAATTCTCTCTGGTGTTCTGATATCAAAAGCTAGACCAGCCTTGAAGGGTAGAGTTCTACCTACAACCAGAATTATCAAGAACGTTGGTCAGTTAGATGATAGTTTCTATGTTAGCAATGCTTTCCCTGTATTCACTGCAATTGATAAGTTAATACAGTCAGAAAGAAACATTGAAATATTTGAAGATGTAAATGTAGAGCCTGGAATTGTTACATCTCTAGTTTCTACATCATCTAGTATCTCATCCTTAACAATCACAGATGCTGGATCGGGGTATGTAAATGTCTCTAATCCAACTGTTGCGATATCCAGTTCGTTGATCAAACGTCAAGATCCTATTTCTGCATGGGAGTTCGATGCTATCACTGGTATAACATCTGCTATTGAATTTAAAGCAATATCTAAAGAAGATCCATACGTTGCTGTTGGATCAAGTAGTTTCTACATGAATACTAAGAGTGGTACATTCTGGGAGAGAGGTAGAATTGGATTTGGTGGAACTGTCACATTCAATGGTGTTGGCGTAGGTAATACTGTCTTCAGTCCTGATGTATACGTTATGGCAGTTGGTGATTATGGATCTATAGCAAGAGCAGTTGCTATTGGTAACAGTATCAGCACATGGACTCCTCTAACACTACTAGAACAAAGACAAATACCTGCTATTGCACAAATTAGTACATTCCCAAGTACATACGAGGGTAATTTCCAAGATGTGATTTGGGAAGGAACTAGAAATACATGGGTTGCAGTTGGTGCTGCTGGATCTATATTTACTGCTGTAGGTATGACAACTGATTCTGCATACAGTCAGTTCTCAGGAACACTACAACAACTTAATGCAGTATGTTACGGTCAGTCAGAATACATTGCAGTTGGTAATGGTGGTGCTATCATTGCTTCTAATGACGGAACAAGTTGGTCAGATAAAGTAAGTAATACTGTCAATGATTTGAATGACATCATTTATGATGGTAGTAGATTTATCGTTGTAGGTGACAGTGGAACTATTGGTATTTCTACTAATAAAAACTTCTGGCAACCTTGGAGTCAACAACTACCAGCTGGAACACAACACCCTGCTACATTTGACTTTGCTAAGATTAAGTTCTTTGATAATATCTACGTTGGTCTCAGCACAGTGGGTCAACTATACTACTCATTTGACCTTGCTAACTGGAACTTAAGACCTATTTCTCATCCTAATCAGATTCGTGACCTTGTACAAACACCTTATGGTGATTTTGCAAGTAATAGAGTTATCACAGTTGGATCTGGAACCACAACATTCTATGCAGATCCAGTTCTCAATAGAGCAACCGCTGTAGCGTCTGCAACTGCTGGAGTTATCACATCAGTCACAATTACTAATGGTGGATTTGGTTACGAAGTTGGTAGTTCACCTCCAGTTATCGTACAACCAGATAAGACTAAGAGTGAAAAAATATTCTCGGTTGATTCAAAAGGAGACTTTGGCGACATTGTAGGGATAAATACATGGCTACCAGGCTCAGGTTCAAGACTCCCACAGTTGGAGTTTACACTCAAGTCTCAGTTTAACGATAACTCAAACTTGGGTTATGGTTACTCCTCACTAAATCAACTCGGAGTTGAATACAGTGGTCTACAACAAGGCGACTACTTTACAATCTACGATAGTTCATTAGTTGTTGGTCACGCACTAACAGGTATTACTACCGCTAGTGGTTCACAAGAAGTTGTCGGTATGGTTACTGCTGGTGATTATCTTGGTGGTGTATTCAGAGTTGAAGTAGTAACAACAGGAGACTCTGTTTCTGGTTTAGTCACAGTCAGATGTGCTTTTGAACCAGGCCCTGTAACTCTAGGTAACAATACAATTCACGTTGGTATTGCTGGAACCTCTAATGTTGATACATTCTGGGGTAAATATAGTTGGGGACAATTCTTTGGTTATCAGAATCGTGGTGCTGGTAATCCAACAGATTTCGTTGTCAATCCAATGAACGGTAATACTGGATTATCCACAGCTGCTGTAGTATCCAGATTAAAACCATTAACTTAACCACTAAATAAAACAAAAAGACTAGTTTTTTTAAAATGCCTGCCATAATATCCGAACAGTTTAGAATTTTAAATGCCGAGACTTTTGTAAAAAGTTTTGTCGGAGTCGGATCTACTGTTAACAAATACTATGCGTTCATGGGATTACCAAATTCTATAGAACCAAAGGCAGGCGGTACTGCCACATGGCCAACTGACACCCCTGCACCTTTAGATGGATTTGAAGAAGAGTATTCTATCAAAGAATCTATAATTGCTATGAAGAAAGTGACTGACAAGGATGTTCGCAGACTTGTTAGAAAGGTAAGATGGGTTGCTGGTACGACCTATGAGATGTACCGACATGACTACAATATTTACAATCCCACACCAATAACTTCACAAGGTAGTTTGTATGATTCAAATTACTACATAGTGAATGAGGACTTGAAAGTTTACATTTGTCTCCAAAATGGATCAGACCCTGAGAACCCCAAGGGTAGGCCTTCATATGACCAACCCACATTTGTTGACCTTGAGCCAAGAGCAGCTGGCACTAGTGGCGATGGTTATGTTTGGAAATATCTTTATACGATTAAACCATCCGAGATCGTTAAATTTGACTCTATTGAATACATACCAGTGCCCGAAAACTGGGGCAACCAAGGCGAGACTGTTGCAACAAAGGCTAATGCTATAGATGGGAAAATCGAAGTTGTTGTTGTTAATGATAGAGGCTCTAACTATCAACCGATCTCTACATCTTTTGCCAATGTTCCAATTCTCGGAGATGGATCAGGAGGAAAGGCTACAATTACGATTGATTCTTTCGGAAAGGTTTCTGAAGTATTTGTTACTGACGGAGGAGAAGGATATACCCACGGATCAATACAGTTCTTCCCAGGCGCTCCTGGCAGTGAGTCTGGCGGTGTTCTTGCTAACCTTACCAATACTGGAATAGGAACCACATCTGTTGCTAATTTTAGTGTCATCATTCCACCTAAAGGCGGACATGGATATGACATCTACAGAGAGTTAGGTGCATACAGAGCTCTACTCTATTCTAGATTTGAAACATTAGAGACTAACCCTGATATCATCGAAGGTAATGACTTCGCTAGGGTTGGACTTATAAAAAATCCCACCGTATTTGGCAGTAGTACAGAATTACTAGACACTGCAATGGTGAGTGGATTGAAAGCTTTGAAATTAAGTGGAGTTACCACAGCAACAACTTATGCTGTTGACTCTGAGATCACACAGACAGTTGGTGTAGGATCAACTGCGATTGGATATGTTGCATCATGGGATAAAGTTACTGGAGTATTGAAGTATTATCAACCAATGGGTCTTGCATCTAGTGAAACTGGATACAAGATTATTCCGTTTACTTCAAATCCCGATGCTGGGTACGGTGTAACGATTACTGGATCTTCAGTATCAGGTCCTTTATTGCAAGTTGACACTGCCTATAACGGTGTCAGTACCTCAATAAATAATAAGACCTACCAATTGGGTATGAGTTTTAGTGCTGGTATTTCATCAGCGGAATTCAATACCAAATCGGGTGAAATAATCTATATTGATAATCGAACTGCTATTCCTAGATCTGCAAGTCAGAAGGAAGACATCAAGATAGTACTGGAGTTCTAAAGACAAATGCCACAAAATACCAACTTAAATTCATCTCCATACTTTGATGATTTTAATGAGTTAAAAAATTATCAAAGGGTACTATTCAAACCAGGCTTACCTGTACAGTCTAGAGAACTTACAACTCTTCAATCTATTCTACAGAATCAGGTTGAAAAATTTGGTAAGCACTTCTTCAAAGAGGGTTCTGTTGTAATTCCAGGCCAGATAGCCTATGACTCTGAATACACTTGTGTTCAAATTGATGATGCACACTTGGGTATTCCTGTTTCTGTTTACCTAGAAAATTTAAAAGGTAAAAAAATTAGAGGTGAAACTAGTGGCGTTACTGCTAAGGTAGAAACTTATATTACAAATAGAGAATCAGTCAAAGGATCATTTACTCTTTACATTAAATATCAAAGTTCTAGTGATACTGATTTTTCAAGAAAGACATTTGCAGACGGAGAAAATCTATTACTAGAAGAGGATATGACTTATTCTCTATCCAGTATTAGAGCTGGTGCTAGTTTTGCAACAACAATTATATCAAACTCTACTGCAACTGGATCAGCAGCTAAGATTGCAACTGGTGTATATTTCATTAGAGGTTTCTTTGTTACTGTTGACAACTCTACAGTCCTTCTAGATCAGTATGGAGATACTCCATCATACAGAGTGGGTCTATTAGTCAGAGAAGAACTTGTAACTGCATCTTCTAGCGACAATGATCTATATGATAACGCAAGAGGATTCTCAAACTTTGCAGCGCCTGGTGCTGATAGATTCAAACTATCTACAACTCTAATCAAAAAGTCTCTCACAGATCTAAATGATGAGAACTTTGTAGAATTGATGAGAATCGAAAATGGTATTCTAAAAAAATTTGTAAAAGCTGGTACTAATGAATATAACTTAATCAAAGATGAGTTAGCAAGAAGAACATTTGATGAGTCTGGACACTATTATGTGAAACCATTTCCAGTTGCAACAAAAGAATGTTTAAACAATAGAATTGGAAACAATGGTGCTTACTATTCTGATCAATTAACACAGCAAGGTAATACTCCTACAGATGACTTGATGTGTCTTTCTATAGGGCCTGGAAAAGCATATGTTAAGGGATATGAGATAGAAACTCTTAACACTACAACTGTTGATGTTCCTAAACCAAGAGTTACTGCTAAAATTGAAAACGAATCTTTACCATTCAGTGTTGGTAGACAGATAGAACTAAACAATGTTTATGGTTCACCTCTTATTGGTGTTAGCACTAGTTCTTATGTAAAATTATTCAACGAAAGAACTTCTACTGTTGGTACATCAAATGGTGAACAGATTGGTGTTGCTAGAGTATATGATATGAAATTGAAGAATGTTGGATATGCAGATTCTTCTACAATATTTGAATCATCTTTATATGACATTCAGACATTCACATATTTACAACTTAACACAGAGACAACTGTTAATCTACCAGCATATGTCGTAGGACAAAACAGTAATGCTTCTGGATATGCCTATACATCTTCCAATGGATCTACTCAACTTACTTTATATCAAGTTGCTGGACAATTCCAAGTAGGTGAGGAGTTCTTTATCAATGGTGTTACTGCAAATAGAAGTATCACAGAGGTAGAAGATTACGGAATAGAAGATGTAAAACAGATAGTCAGTAATGATATGACTAACTATCCATTTACAGCAGATCCTATTTTAGATCTTGGACACCTAATTGCTCCTATTGCAACACAGTATACTATAAGTGCTGCATCTGGCGCCGCTTCTACAATATCATCTCCTAGTGCAAGTTTTGTAAACTCTGGTATTAAAACTGGAGACATCATTCAGTATAGTGTTACAGGTAACAGTGTTCCAACATACAACAGAGTAACAGCTGCAAATGCGATTGCAATTAGTCTTGAGGCAACCACAGACGTTGAGAATGTATGTTCTGGTGCGTTACCATCTGCTGATATTAATGTAAATGATTTATTCAAAGTTACTTTAGAAGTAAAGAATAACTCAAAGGCGTTTTTATTCAGTGAACTTACAAAACCAAATGTCGCAAGTGTAGATACAAATGGTGCTGATATTCTATTCAAGAAATCATATAATATTACAGTTGCAAGTAATGCCTTCAGTGGAACATTAGAGACTGATGCGGATCTATCTTTAGAACCATTTGATGAGGAAGATTATAACCTTACATTTAAGACAACTGGTAAGGTAGAACTTCTAACTAGTCAAAAACTAACAGTTAGTGGAAGAACTGTAACCTTATCTGGTTTAGATACGGCATCTGGTGCTGCTGTGTTAACAGTTACTTGGAAGAAAGTAAATGTAAAACCAAAAGCAAAGGTATTCAAGAGATCGACAACATATACAATTAATAAATCCAACAAGACTCAATCTGGTACAGGATTGATGAAGTTGAATGATGGTTTGACATATGATACAGCATACGGAAATAGAGTACAAGACCAAAGACTATCTCTTGGTGCTTGTGATGTTGTAGAAGTTCTTGCAGTATTAGAATCATCATCTACTGATGATCCACAGTTCCCAATCTTACAACTTACAAATCTAAACTCTAACATTCTTAATGCTGTAGTTGGTGAAACTATAGTAGGTAAGACATCTGGAGCTTCTGCTGTATTTGTTGCAACTAATGGATCTAATGAAGTAGAATTTGTTTCCCAGAATGAGAACTCATTTGAAATAGGTGAAGAAGTTATCTTTGAAGAAACTCAAGTTGCTGGTGTAGTTCAGACCTTCATTCCAGGCGATAGAGATATCAGAAACAATTTTGAGTTTGATCCAGGCCAGAGACTAGATTACGTTGACTTCTCTGCACTTGTTAGAAAAGAGGAAACCGAAGCACCTACTAGAAGAATTACTGTTGTTTACAATAACTTTGTTATTGATGAATCAGATCCAGGCGACTTTGTAACAGTCAACTCATATGAGAGAAAACTATATGGTAGTGTGATACCATTCATAGGTAGTAGACCTGTATCAGATGTCATTGATTTAAGACCTAGAGTTACATCTACTGTTGATGGTAAAGCTCCTTGGGAATTTGAAGCAAGACAATTCAATGCTGGAACATCATCTTCATCTCACATAGTTGCAAAGGATAAGTCATTCAACGTATCATATGAATATTATCTTGGAAGAATTGACAAATTATTCTTGAGTAAAGAAGGTATCTTCACTCTATCCCAAGGTATTCCATCTGAACTACCTAAACTTCCAAACACTATCGATAATGCTTTGGAGGTTGCCACTATTGTACTTCCACCATATTTGTTTGATACAGATGATGCAAAAATAACTCTCAACAAACACAAGCGATTCAGAATGAAAGATATCGCTACTATTGAGAGTAGATTAAAGAACGTTGAATATTATACTTCACTATCTCTTCTTGAGGTAGAGACTTCTAATATGTCTCTTCGTGATCCTCAGACTAATCTAGAAAGATTTAAGTCTGGATTCTTTGTCGATAATTTCAAATCTGTTACTGGTGGTGATGTAACTAATCGTCAGTATAAGGCATCTATTGATTCTGCATCAGGTAGATTGAGGCCTCAACACTACACAACATCTATTGACTTACTACTTGGATCAGAGGCGATTGTTGGTGCTGCTACATCATCTAACCCTGCTGCTGATTATAGATTTGTAGAAGATCTAGGTGATGCAAATGTCAAGAGAATTGGTGACGTTGTATGTTTGAATTACAGTGACACAATTTACTTAGAAAACAACTTTGCAACTCGTATTGAGAATGTAAACCCATTTGCTGTTGTTAACTGGATTGGTCAGGTTGAGTTAAATCCAGGCACTGATACATGGATTGAAACCAGAAGAACTTCTGCTACCTATGATATTGAAGGTAGCTTCAATTCCACAATGGGAATTACTGGTGCTGATAGTAACACTGGTCTTTCACCTGTTGATTGGGGTTCATGGGAAACAACTTGGACAGGAACAAGTCAAACTACAGGCCCAAGTTTGTTTAGTAGAACTGATACAGAAGTAGTTGGTAGGAGCACTAAGAGAGGGAAGTTCCAAAAGATGCGTGGTATTCCTATTACTACAACAACTAACTTCCTTGATACAACATACGATTTCAGAGAGGAAACAACCACAACCACTACAAACCAAACAAGACAGGGTATTCAGTTCCGTGTCGGTGAAAGATTTGATACTACAAGTCTAGGTGACAAGGTTGTAAACACAGAAGTTATCGCCACAATGCGATCAAGAAATATTGAGTTTGTATGTAGAAGACTTAAGCCAAATACTAGATTGTACCCATTTTTCGACAACATCGATATGTCGAAATATGTTATACCAAAACTTGTTGAAGTTACTATGGTAAGTGGTACATTTGGTGCTGGTGAAATTGTAGAAGGTAGTCGTGCAAATACAAATAATGATGCTATCAGATTTAGATTGGCAAATCAGAATCACAAATATGGTCCTTACAATAATCCTAATCAGGTTTATAAACAGAATCCATATGACCCTGCATCTAGCATATCATCAACATACTCATCTACCACTTCATTACTCAATGTTGATACTGCATCCTTAGAACTTCAGTCTGCATCTGGTTTCTATGGATATATCACCACTGGTATGAAACTCGTGGGTCAGTCAAGTGGTGCTATTGCGACTGTGACCGCAATAAGATTGATTACAGATAAAGCTGGATCATTACTAGGATCACTATTCTTACCAGATCCTACAATTCCATCTGCTCCATCATTTAGCACTGGTACAAAGACATTTACCCTGTCATCATCTCCAGTAAACTCAACTATCTCTGGATTTACAGATAGTTCTGGTGAGGCAACCTTCACATCATCTGGTACATTACAAACTGTAGAGTCTTCAACTCTAAGAACTAGAAATGCTGATGTACAAAGAATACCTCAGTCTGCTGATAGAACTCTTACCGATACAAGTCAGAGATTGACAATTCAAAATACTTTTGCAAATAGATCTACAACTCAGACTAGATGGGTTGACCCTCTTGCACAGTCATTTGAAGTTCCAGACATCAATGGTGTATTCCTTACTAAGTGTGATGTATATTTCTCAGCGAAAGATACAAATGAATTACCTGTCACACTTCAAGTAAGAACACTACAAACTGGTTTACCTACTCAAGAGATCTTACCATTTGGAGAGTGTATTCTTGATCCAAGCCAAGTTGTGTTATCTGAGGATGGTTCTAAACCAACCACATTCACATTCCCTGCTCCTGTATATTGTGAAGGTGGAGGCGAGTTTGCCTTAGTTCTCCTATCTGCATCTAATGAATACTTTGTCTACATCTCTAGGATGGGCGAAGAAGATATTACTACGGTCAATGCTGCAGATTCTGAGAAGATTATTGTATCTCAACAACCTCTACTTGGTTCACTATTCAAATCACAGAACGGTGCTACATGGGATCCTAGTCAGTTAGAAGACTTGAAGTTTAATCTATACAGAGCAAACTTCTCATCAACATCTGGTAGAGTCAACTTCTACAATCCAGATTTAGATATAGGAAACAGACAGATTGTTTCTCTTGCACCTAACCCTATTGATATGCTTGCCTACAATGCAGTGGTTGGTTTAGGTAAGAGTCTAACCACAGCAGAACAAGCTGGATTGACAGAAGGAACTACAATCTATCAACAAAATAATCCAAACTTTAGTGCAAATCTAACTAAGGTTCTGGGTGCTATCGGTATCGGAAGTGATCTAACGATTACCAATGCTGGTAGTGGTTTTGCTGCAACATCTGTTGTTTACTCAGGTGTGCCTTTAATATCTCAGTTTGGTAAGGGAACTGGTGCAACTGTCAACTTAACTGTTGATAATAGAGTCGCTATTGCTGCAACTGTGGCAATAGGTGGAACGGGCTACTCTGCTGGTGATGTACTTACTGTATCTGCTACAAATACTGGTGGATTCGGAAAAGACTTGAGACTAACAATTCCAAACAATGTTGGTGTTATCAGTGCCTTCAATACTTTGGTTCTAGAAGGTATTCAAGGTGTACCTAAAGTTGACTCCTCATCTTCTATTGTTTATGTTGGTGGTGGTGGTACGAGTGTTGTAAATGGTGGTTCTATACAATACCTACAAAGTGTAACTGACGGATTACATTTCCGTGTGAGACATTCAAATCACGGTATGTATTCTCAGGAAGATCAAGTTACTCTTTCTGGTATAGAGGCAGATGTTAAACCAGAAAAATTAACTTCTAGTGTTGATTCATCAAGCACAGACGATATGACTGTGACTGCTGTTGGTATTTTCACCTCATTTGAAAACATACCAGTCAACACCTCAAACCCAGGCTACATTAAAGTTGGAAATGAGATCATCAAATATACTGGTGTTACAACTACAACATCTACTATAAACAATATCACTAGATCTATTGATAATACTAAAGCTGGTGACTATGATGTTAATGATAAGATATTTAAGTATGAGTTGAATGGTGTTTCTCTAAGAAGAATCAATGCAACTCATAGTTTCTTACCTACAGACAACTCCAAATATCCTATTGACGTTGATCATTATTGGATCAAGGTTGGTCTATCTAGCAGAGGTATAGACAGAACTACTGGAAATGCAACTGGATCTCCAGAACTATTCTTCAGAGAGAATAAG